TAATAACTTTGTAATCGATGGTTCAGATCCAGGCGACTTTGTAACTGTAAACTCTTACGAAAGGAAATACTATAAAGATGTTATACCTTTTGTTGGATCTATTCCAACGTCTGATATTATTGACTTAAGACCTAGAGTTACATCTATTATTGCTGGTAAAGCTCCTTGGGAATTTGAAGGAAGACAATTTGTTCCTGGCACATCATCTTCATCTCATGTTGTTGCAAAAGATAAGTCATTCAACGTATCATACGAATATTATCTTGGAAGAATAGACAAACTATACTTGAGTAAAGAAGGTATATTCACTCTATCTCAGGGTATTCCATCCGAATTACCAAAACTTCCAAACACTATTGATAATGCTTTAGAAGTTGCAACTATTGAGCTTCCACCATACTTGTACGATCCTAATGAAGCAGTAATAACAGTCAATCAACATAAGCGATTCCGAATGAAGGATATTGCTACCATTGAGAGCAGAGTTAAGAATATAGAATACTACACATCACTATCTCTTCTTGAGGTGGAGACTTCAAACATGTCTCTTCGTGATCCACAAACTAATCTCGACAGATTCAAGTCTGGATTCTTTGTTGATAACTTCAAATCTGTAGCTGGTGGTGATGTAACTAATCGTCAGTATAAGGCATCTATTGACCCAACAGAGGGTAGATTAAGACCACAACATTACACAACATCTATTGACCTTTTACTAGGTTCAGAAGCGATTGTGGGCGCAGCTACATCTTCAAATCCTACTGCTGATTATAGATTTGTTGAAGATCTTGGTGATGCAAACGTCAGGAGAATTGGTGACGTTGTATGTTTGAATTATGATGATACGATTTACTTAGAAAACAACTTTGCAACTCGTATTGAGAATGTAAACCCATTTGCTGTTGTAAACTGGATTGGTCAAGTTGAACTAAATCCAGGCACTGACACATGGATTGAAACTAGAAGAACTACTGCAACATATGATATTGAAGGTAGTTTTAATTCTACTATGGGAATCACTGGTGCTGACAGTAATACTGGTTTATCGCCTATAGATTGGGGATCATGGGAAACAACTTGGACAGGATCAAGTGTAGATACAGGCCCAACTCTGTTTAGTAGAACAGATACAGAAGTTACTGGTAGATCTTCTCAAAGAGGAAAATTCCAACGTGGATCTCATAAC